ACACCTATTCTGCGGATGGCCGGATTGTGCCAGTGGATAGCTGGCCGACCGCAGCGGAGCGGCCCAGCGCGGTCAAGGTGGCATTCACGGTTGGCGCCGCGTCCTGCCCTCAGGACGTGAGGCAGGCAATCATCCTGATGGCATCGCATTGGATCAACCATCGTGAGACTGCCGACGAGAAAGCCCTCGTGGAAATCCCCTATGGCGCGGGCATGTTGCTTTCGCTGCATCGCAGGATGTTTGTCTGATGGCGCGCGGCGGCGCAGGCGCGCTTGACCAGCGTGTGACGTTGCAGCGCCGGGTTGAGGCGCATGACGGCATGGGCGGGACCGAACTGCGATGGGTAAGCGTTGCTGACGTATGGGCGGCAGTTATGCCGAAGAGCGGCAGGGAAACGCTTGTTGAGGGGCGAGTGAACGCGACATACACTGTCGTTTTCGAGATTTGGAACCGCAGCGACGTAAGCGAGGTTTCGCAGATCATCTGGAATGGTCAGGCATACAATGTGAGGTCTGTTTTGCAGGCTGGGTATAGCCCGCTGAAACTGCGGTTTGAAGCGGAGGCTGGCGTTGCGGCTTGATTACAAGGTCACTGGCATAGCGGACATTAACGCAGTCTTGCGCGATGTAGGGCCGCGCGAAGGGCGGAACCTTATGCGCGCGACCGTCTTTGACATTGCAAAGCAGCTTGCGGCGGATGCATCGGACAGGGCGCCTAAAGATCAGGGCGAATTGGCGGCTGGCATCAAGGCCAAGCGCGAAAGAAGCCCGCGCGACCGGGTAAATGCATCTGTCCGCGCGGCGCCGTTCTATTGGCGGTTTCTGGAATACGGCGATGGCCCTGACGGGGTGGAACATGCGTTTTTCCTGAAAGCGTTGCAGGCTATGCGGCCCGAAATGGATAGGGTATATCTTGAAGCATTCGTCAAGAAATTGACGGCGCGGATGGCGCGGGAACGCAAAAGGTCTGGCAAATGAGCGGGCATCGGCGGGCATTGCAGAAGGCGCTATATGAGGCGGTCTCGCCTCTTGGGTTCAAGACCTATGACGCGGCGCCACAGGTCAAGGGTGGCGGCGGCTTTCCTTATGTCGAGATCGGTCAAATCGTCATGGCTGAGTTTGACACGGACACCAGCAACGGCTTTGACTATGCCGTCAGGGTGCATGTGCGCAGTGCATCAAATGCGATGGCGGAAACCGCTGACATTCAGGACGCCATCTATGATAGGCTGCACAACGGGGCGCTTGAAGTTGATGGGTATCAGAGTATTCTGATCCAGCGTGAAAGCAGCGACATAATGCGGACGGCGGAAAACACTATCCACGGGGTTTGCGAATATCGCGGCCTGATCACCAAGCCTTGAAGGAGCGACATCATGGCAAAAGCAGCAGGCCGCGAGGCCGTTCTCAAGAAAAACTCCACCGCTATCGGCGGGGTCCGGGTGAAAAACCTGACCCGCGACACCACGCCGATTGACGTGACCGATGATGACAGCGACGGTCTGCAAGAGCTTCTTGCCGTTGCCGGGATGAGCGTCCTTGGCTTTGACGTTGAGGGCGTCCTTGACGATACGGTCCTTGAGGCAATCGCCTTTTCTTCAAGCGCAAGCCAGCTTCTGACCGACCTTGAGTTTGAACTCAACGGCGGCAACAGCATCACCGGAAACTTCTTCATGACCAGTTACAAGCAGGGCATGGATTACAAGGAGGCGACGACATTCTCGGCGTCCTTCACGTCTTCCGGCGCATGGACCTACGCCTGATGGCCGGTTTTGAAGATGTGCATTTGTCTTGGCGCGGGGAGACGTTTACCGTTCCCGCGTCTGGGCAAATGCGGCTGATTGCCAAGGTTGAGGATGCGCTTTCGGGGGATACCGGAAAGCAGGCGCTTTCGATCCTCTTCCGGCGCGAAGGCCCGCCATATACTGCGCTGGCATCGGCCTATGCTGCGGCGCTGCGCCATGCCGGGGCAAAGGTGACGGATGATGAGGTCTATCTGTCGATCATGGAAGACCTTGCCACGAAAAGCCGCGCCGATGCTCTGATGGTCATTCAGGCGGCGATTGTCGCTATCCTGTCGATCATCTCCCCGCCAGCGGCCCGCTTGCTGCGTGGCGGTGGGGATGATGCCGAAGACGAAAAAAAAACAGTGACGGCCCCGGAATTGTCCGAAGCCTCTACAACCTGATCATAGGTCAGGGCTGGCTGACGCCTTCGGAGTTCTGGGCAATGCCGCCTGCGGAAATTTGGTGGTTTCTGGACGCGAAAAATCCGCAACCGGAAGTGCAGGACAAGGAACGGCTATACCAGCTAATGAAGGACGCGCAGAGTGGCAAACGTAGTCGGTGACATCGCAATCCAGATCGGCGCCGACATTGGCCCGCTTGTCCGAGAATTGGGCAAGGCCAGCGGCGCCGTAGATGCGTTTGGCGCCAAGACAAGCGGCGGAATGTCCAGAGGCATGAAGGCCGCGACGATTGCGGGCGCGGCCATGGCTACAACCGTGCTTTCGGTCGGCGCGGCGCTTGGCACGCTCACGATGCGGTCGATGGAAAGCATTGACGCCCTGTCGAAGCAGGCGCGGGCGGTCGGGATTTCCGTTGCCTCGTTTCAGGCGATGGCGCAGGTTGCGCAAGAGGCAGGCGTTGAAAGCGATGCCCTGTCCAAAATCCTCATCAAGATGCAGGATAACCTTGCGGCGCTGGGCAACGGCTCGGCGTCACAGGTTGAGGCTTTCGGCAAGCTTGGCCTGACGTTTCAGCAATTGCAGGGGCTTGGCGCTGACGAGCAATTCCTTCGCATTGCACAGGCGCTGGAAGGCGTCAGCGATCCGGCGGAGCGCACGGCGGCTGCGCTTGACTTGTTCGGCAAGGGCGGCGCGGGCGCGGTCAACATGCTGGGGGATTACGGCGCTGCGGTCAAAGAGGCGGCGCAGTGGCAGCGTGAGTTTGGGCTTGCCGTCTCTGATGTTGACGCGAAGAACATCGAAGCCGCGAATGATGCTATGGGCCGTATCAGCATTGCGGTTGGCACGCTGGGCACGCAACTCGCCGTGACCTTCGCGCCTGCGATTGAGGCTGTATCCATCGGCCTGACGCAGATGATCAAGGATTTGACGCAGGCCGATACGGCGCTTGAAAAAACCTTCGGCTCTGAGTGGGTGGCGCAGGCAATTCTTGGCGCTGAAACCTTCAACAAGCTGAATGAGAACGCGGCGCTTTTGGCGCAGAACGCCGAAGCGGTCGGAACGTTGCAGGGCTTTGTGGCCGGGCTTGCCACAGAGGCGCAGGACGCAGAAGACGCCGTTTTTGACCTTGGCGATACGTTGCGCGCGCTGGGCGATAGCGGTGGCGCCGATGTGCTTGCCGTCGCTACCAAAATGGAAAACCTGCGGCAGAAATTCGAGAGCGGTCAAATCTCCGCAGATGAGTTCATGACGGGACTGCGGGAAGCGGCGGCGGAAGCGCAGCGGCTTATGGACGCGGCGGCGGCTGTTGACGGCGTGGACCTGTCTTATGTGCGGGGGCAGCTCGCGGGCCTTATCGCCGTATTGCAGCGCGCGACTGGCGCCGCGATTGCGCTGCGGTCAAACCTTGCCAGCGGCAGCGGCCTTGTTGCTGGCGCTTCTGCTTCTGGCGCTGCAACGCTGAAATTTGGCTATGCGCCGGAAACATCGCCGCGACCGCGGGCAGCGCCGACCGATATTGATTTCGGCTATGCAGGGCCAGGAGACGGGGGCGGTGGCGGCGGTGGCGGCGGTGGTGGCGGGTCTGACGATTTCGCGGCGGATTTGGAACGCCTGCAACAAAGGTTTGCCAGCGAGGCGGAAATCCAGATTGCGGCCTATGAAGAGCAACAGGCGTTGCTTGATGAAGCATTGGCGCGCAAGGCGATTTCTCAGGAACAATACTACGCTCTTTCTGAGCAAATGGCGCAAGAGCATAACCAGAAGATGAGCGATATTGACGTATGGCGCTATGGCACCGGGCTTGAAAAGGCGGAAGCGTTTTTCGGCGGTATGGCCGATGCGCTGCAAAGCGGCAATGAGCGAATGCAGGCTATCGGCAAGAAGTTCGCTGCGATTGAGGCACTGATGAATGCGTGGCGCGCGTTTAACCAGGTGCTTGCCGATCCGTCGGTTCCGGCCTATGCGAAAATCCCTCAGGGCCTTGCGGTTCTTGGCGCGGCCATGAATGCCGTCAAGGCAATCGGTGGCGGCGGTGGCGGCGGGGCGCGCGCCAATCAAGCGGCAGCGGTTGCGGCGCCATCTGCACCGCAGAATGTGGTTAACGTGTCTTGGTATGGTGCTGTTGATCCGGGCAGCACGGGGAGCCTGACGAAAAAGCTGAATGAAGAGTTCCGTCAGGGCTATACCCTGAACATCGAATTTATGGGGGCGTGATGATCATCGTTGAAAGCGGCTTTGCCGGAACGCTGCATCCCTTGACGCACCCCCGCATTGGCGCAAGTCCGGTATCTGGAACTGTCACGGCTTCGACCGAGGCGACCGGCTTTGATGCCGACTACGCCGCCAATGATAACACCTATGAGGGCTGGAAGCCTACGGCGGTTCCTGCAACGTGGGATTTGGTCTTTGCGGCATCGGCGCCGGTTAGCTATGTCGGGATTGCCGGGCATACGCTTGGCACGTCCCTTGCTACTGTTGCTGTGCAGCGCTGGAACGGCGCGGCATGGGTAACGATGGCAAGCCATAGCCCGACCGACGATAGCCCGATCTTGTTTCTGTTGGAGCGGCGCACACTTGACCGGCTGCGGGTTCTGGTGAGCGGTGCCGTTGCGGTTATTGCGGTTGTCTACATAGGCGATGTGATCGAGTTTCCCCGGCCTTGCCGCTACAACGGCAGCACGGCGTTTGATTTGTCCGATCAAGACGAATACCGCGACATCGTGAGCGACGGAGGGCACGTTCTGGAGAGGTTTGTCACGCGCCGGTCAATCCCGGTGAAAATGGAAGTGGCGAACCTTTCGGAGGCATGGGCCGTTGCAAACCTTGCGCCGCTCAGAACTCACCTCAAAACCCGGCCGATTTTCATTGCGGACAGGCCGGGCACTTATCCATCATCGGTGGCATTCGGGCGAACCATGGGGCCGCTGCAATTGCCGCGTGACAAACCTCAGGCTGAGGCAGCGATTGCGGTAACATTCGAGGTGATCGGGCATGTCAGCGCGTAATCCTATTCAGGTTGTGGAGTTGCGCCAGCCACGTTGTTCGCTGCGGTTTGGGGTTGGCGCATGCCCTGCGACAGGCACGCCGAAGTGCTACAACACCTTTGGAACCTGCCCGACTGCCGCGACAAAATCGGCGCTTGTTGCGGATGGGCGCATTCGGTGGCGCTTTGTCCAGAACCGGCCCGGCTCGTTCTGGTGGGGTGATTTCTCGGATGCAGACGATCCGGCAACCAATGGCATTCCGGTGGCGTCTTTGCAGGTCAGCACGGCCAAGGCGCAGGCCAACGTTGCTGGGGTTCTGGACGGCAAGTCCCCCTTCGGCGTCCATGCGACTTGCTCTGTCACGATGCCGGATTTCGTATGGTCTGACCATGTGGGGGACTTCTATCTTGCCGATCGGGTGGACCTGCCGCAGCGCATGTTCTGGGCGTGCTGGACGGCGCGCAATACGTTTTATGGCGGCATGGAGTTGCTGATCTATGATGGTTACGAGGGAGATGCCTTGGCGGATATGCGCCAGCGGCTTTACGTGCTGGACAACGTTTCTGGCCCTGATGCCGGTGGCAAGGTCACGCTTACCGGCGTGTCGCCTTTGATCGAGGCGGAAAGCGGGCTGTTCCCGGCTGCGATGGACGTGAAGCTTGTTGATGACATCACGGCAAGCGCAACGACAATTCGGGTGGCAACGGACCGTGAAGCGAACCTGACAGACGACTACGGGATTGCCTCTTATCGCGGGGTGGTGATCGGGTCGGAGATTATCCTGTATAGCGGCTATAGCGAGGTCACGCCGGGGATTTACGATATTGCCGTTCACCAGCGCGGGGCAAAAAACACCGTTGCCGCGACGGCGCAGCGAGACGCGCGGGTGCAGCGGATTGGCTGGTATGAGAATGTCCCGACTTGGGAATGCGGCTATGACTTGCTGGCGAACCATTCCCCTATCGGGGCGGCGGCATTGGCAAGCGATTGGGCCGACGAGGGCGATACCTATTTGCCGACACTCCGGTCGGACACGGTAATCACTGCCCCCACCAAAGTTGGCGCGCTGATGGGGGAGATTTGTCAGCAAGGCATGTTCTTCACCTGGTGGGATGAGTTCCAGCAGCAAGTGCGAATGCAAGCGGTCCGCCCGCCGCTTGGGCCTGTCACGGAGATCGGCATTGATGCCCAGATTATCGCGGGGTCTGCGGTTTTGCGGCGAGAGCCTAAAAGCCTGTTGACGCGGGTTTTCGTTTATTATGACCAGCGCGACCCGACGAAAACGGAGCCATCTAACTATCGGGTCGTGAACGGTCGGATTGAAACGACGAATGAAAGCAGACACGCGGCTGGAAAGCCGTTTACGCTGGAAATCAAGGCGCGGTGGATCAAGACCAATGCCCATGCGGAAATGCTCATTGCACGGGTTTTGGGCCGCTATCGGGATGTTCCCCGGTTTCTGACAATCCGAGTGAGCGGCAAGGATCGTGAAATCACGGTTGGCGATGTTTGCGACGTGACGACGCGGGAATTGATCGACAGCGAGGGTCGGTTCAAGTCGTCGCGCTGGCAAGTGATAAGCTGGGATCAAATCCAGCAAGGCGAGGTTTACCTTCTGGATATGCAGACGTTTGATCTTGTCGGGCGGTTTGGGTTCTGGATGGCAGACGGTTCGCCGGATTACACTGCCGCGACAGATGAGCAGAAAGCAATGGGGGCTTGGTGGGCAGACGACGATGGGCTAATGTCAACTGGCGAGGCTGGATACCAATGGCAATGAGGCTGGCATGACTGCGCACACTGACCTTCCAAACTCGCTTTTCTTGCAGGACAAGCCTATTCTCGGTTCAACCGGGATGGCCTTGCGGGATAATCCGATTGCCATTTCAGAGGGTGCCCCCGGTGCCCCCCGGATTGCCCATCGTGCCCTGACCTCTCTTTACCTTGGCGGCAGCAATGGGTCTGGGTCGGGGTATTCGTTCACCCTGACCGGCACAGAAAATCTTGGGGTGATTGACGGCGAAATTGATTGGGCGCTGTTCCCTGGCGACCAGATCGTTTTGCAGGCGTCTACCGACGGCGGATCAACGTGGGGGTCGCAGCAGGTCATGCTTTCGACCGGCCCTGGCACAAGCCGCCGCATGATGATCAATTTGCTTACCGGTGCGTGGCGCGTCCATCCGAATTTGAGCGGCACCTTTACCATTCCGAGCGGATGCAATGCCATCCGTCTTAAGCCGGACTCCGGCGCAAGCGGCAGCACCACACTTGCCGTCATGGCTTGGGCCGCTGGCGGCATCATCGATTGATAGGATAAAACATGGCAACGACCGCGACACTCACCGGAACGTTTACCCTGCCGAACAATGCGGCGCCGGATAGCGCGGTTTTGTCTGTCACCCTGAGCGCGATGGATACGGACCAAAACACCGGGCATGTGCTGCCGGATGATGGGTCTTTCACCATTGCGCTTGTTGCTGGCGCCATTCCAGCCGGGCAGGAAATCTGGAAAAACACGGCGGGGCTTCGGGGCACGCATTACCGCGCAACGCTGGCGTGGACCGCTTCGGACGGGCGGCTTCTGTCGCGCTACCTTGGGTCGTTCCAGGTTGGCGAGGAAGCGTCCTACGATATGGCTGATTTGCTGGATCAGCCGCCTATCGCCAGCCTGCCGGAATGCTGGTATTCCATGCTAACGCAGGGCGATTATGACGCTGCCATTACTGCCCGTGATGAGGCGGTGGCGGCGGCAACCCTTTCTGCCGCCTATGCCCAGACGCCAGAGGACACCACGGTTCCGGGCGGGGCCGGGTATTCGGCCTTGCACTATGCGCTGGCAGCTGCCGCTGCCGCCGCCTCCCTCATCCAGATCACGAACGTCGTGGTGCTCAATAGCGCCTCGGCCATCCCCGCGCCGCCTGCGGCGAACACCCTCTATCTGATCCGAGCATGAGCATGACCACGCAGATCATCGACTTCTCCGATATCGACCTGACCGGCGGCCTGCGCTTCAACGGCGAGGCCATCGGGGCGGCCCACTACAACGGTGAGCGGCTGTGGCCCTTCGGCGTGGACCTGCTCTATACGGGCGGGATCGGCGGGGCGTCGTATCTGCCGGACACCGGGACTGTCTTTGCCGATACTGCTGCCGCAACACCGGCGGCCCTTGGGGGCAGCATCGCGCGCGTAAATCCATCAGGCGGGCAAAGCATCAACGCCCTTCAGTCCTCCATCGCATTCTGCCCGCTGCTCGGGCGCGCGCCGAAGGCGGGGCGGCGGAACCAAATCACGTTCAGCGAGCAATTCGACAATCCCGCTTTCACGAAGGTGGGCGGGACGATCACCCCGAACGCTGCTGTCGCGCCAGATGGTGAAACGACCGCTGACCAGCTTGTGGAAGGTGCTGGCACTGTAAACGGTGCATCTATCAGAAGGACAAATCCTTCTTTTTGGCTCGGAATCATGGGCCTTTCTGCGGCAATCTCTATTCATGCGAAAGAGGTTGTCGGCAGCGCGAAACGGTATCTGGTTCTTGGGGCCGACACCGGCAGCACACGTTGGGCCTACATCATCGTCGATTTGGCAACTGGTGCGATTACTGCCACGCGGACCGACGGCATCCAGACTGGCGTCATCGCGGGTAGCGCAGTCGTAGAGCCTGCCGAGAACGGGTATTATCGGGTTTCGCTTGCCGTCTCATCTCCGCTTGCTGCCAACACTTATCTTTTGCGCGCGGGCATCACCGACACACCGACGCCGACTTTCACCACTGCTGACATTCCAGCGTATACGGGTGACGGTGCCAGTGGCCTAATGTTGTGGGGCTTTCAGGCAGAGCCGGGATCTGTTGTGTCCGCCTACCAGCGGATAGGCGCTAATCTTGACGACGTGACCGAACACGGCGTCCCGTCCTATCCCTTCGTGCGCTTCGACCTGTCCGACGACCGGCTTGATACGGTGCTGTCGCAGGCGGTGACGGGCGACGTGGTGATCGCGGGGCGGAACGGTTCGGTGATCGCGCCGCACAGCTATGCCGCCAATGCGACGTTCCAGCTTGGGCCAGCCTCCTACACCGGAGGGACGCCCGGCATCCTGAGCGCCATTGGCGACGTGGTGGGCTGGTCGATCCTGAACAAGACCCTGACCGCCGCCGAGCGGGATCGTCTCATGCGTTTCTACAAGAGGCGCGGGGCGAAGGGGCTTCTAGTGCCGGGTGGCCCGGAGTTGGCACCCCCATCCTCCAACCTTATTGGCTATTTTAACGAAGTCTCAGCCGCGACACTTTCACAGGTTGGCGACGAGCTCAGTGTCACTGTTACTTCCAACTTTGGTGGTGCAAACAGGCTTGATTTCTCGTTCAAGCCTCTTGGGTTTTATCTAGTAACGATGCAGCTAAAAAGCGGAGATGGGCGTTTCACCATCGACAACGCAGCGTTCTCAAGTTTCGTCAACATTACCTTCTCAGGGCCAACCACCTTTATAGGTGTTGCGCAGGCTAGAGTTGATGGATTGCTGCGACCAAATGTCCGGACGCAAACCGCTGGGGGGACTACAGTGTGGACTGGGTTTTCCATCCGCGAGCTTCGCCCCGAGGAGGACTGGTGATGCACAGCGCGGTTCTGATCCTCCCGATGGCTCTTAAGGACGCAGGCGACCAGATCGGCGCGGCGATGGGGTGGGGGCCTGTCTCTTACTCCATCCCGCTCGCCGCAGAGGGCGCGACCGAGGCAACGCACATCGGCCTTCGGGCCGACGTGCAGCCGTCCTTCATCCAGATGATCGTGGAGGCAGGGCAGGGCGTCTATCCAGACGCTCTGCCGGAGGCCGTTCTGCGGCCCGTGATCGAGGCCCTGATCGCCGACTTCTCCCCGGACCCATCCGATCCCGAGAAGCCGGTCCTGTGGGGCGCGGATCACCTTGTGGCGGTCTGCGCCTCCCACGGCATGACGCGCCTCGGCTGATCGCCGCGCGCTGTGGCGTGGGCTGCTGAAGTAGGATCTCGCGGGAGGATTGCATGACCGTACTTGACCTGATCTGGCGCGAAATCATGACGCCATCCGACCAGATCGGCCCGGCAGATTCGGCCTATCGCGCGGGCATGTCGGCGCTTGGCCATGCGATGCTTGGGGCGGCTCTGTGCGCGTCCTTGGGCTGGTATGGATTGGCGCCGGGGCTTGCCGCCGCCGCGCTGTATTGGCTGGTCAAAGAGCGGGGCGACCTGCGGCGCGGGGGTGCCATCATGGACGGACTAGAAGATGCCGTGATGGTCTGGCTCGGTGCATGGTATGGCGCCGCGTGGTGGCCCGTGCTGATCTGCGGCGCCGGGCTTTATGTGATGGTGGCAAGGGGGCGGCGCTATGACGCGGATTGAAGCCATAGGCGCAACGGCGGCGGGTGCAGCCCTTGCCGGGTTCGTGGCGTTGCTTCTGGTCACGTCATCGCATTGGTTCGTCTTGCGCGGCCTGACTGTTGCAGATGCAAAGCAAGGGTTCCCGGCCAAGATCACATATGACCGGGAATTCTACCGCGACTTTGACGGGGCTTGGCGCGTTCTTATCTGGCAGCTTGAGCGGGGAGAATGGCAGTCCTACTGCGAAGCCTCGGGCGCGTGGGGATACCGGAAGGCGCGGCCCGATCCGAATAAAGACCTTGCTTGGCTGGTGGACGGCGAGCATCGCTGTTCCGATCTTCCTGCTGGCACCTATGCCGTTGAATTGCAGGTATCGGCAAACCCAGGCAGTCTGATCGAGCGGTCACAAACCATCACGTCAAACCCGTTTGAGGTGCGGCCATGACCGAAACCGCCTTCAAGCTATCGCGGCACAAATCCACCCAAGCCGCCTTCGGCCTTCTGGCCCTGTTTTACGGGTTCGCATTTTTCGGCGCGGCAATCGCGGGCTGGAATGCCATGCTTCCCCAGCAATTCGGGGAAATCGCGGTTTCCGGCGAGGTTGAGGCGTGGGCGGGGGTGCAGCTTTCGGCCTCGGTCATGCTTGCCCTCGGGCTGCTGATCAATGGCCGTTGGCGCTGGTCCGCCGTCCTCCGAATGGTAGGGGCCGGGTTTATCACCCTGATTTGCGGCATCCTGTCCTATTCCGCCTTTTCCGCCCCGGAAGGCGTTGCATTCACGATCTATTGTGCCGGGTTCTGCGGTTTCGGCGCGATTGTGACTTGGTGGAACCTTGTCGACCTGCGGTCTGCGATGCTCTGGGGGGCAAGGGATGCCGGATGATTTCTGGAAAACCATCGGCGCAATCCTTGGCGAAATGCCACCGGCGCTTGCGGGGCTAGTTGTTATCGCCGCATCAGTGGCGGTGCTGGTCTATTCGTGGCGGCGGGCAACCGATGAAGCAAAAAAAGAGCGGGCCAAGGCAACGGATGCCGGGAGCGCGCTATCCGACCACAAACTTGACGCGATCTTGGCGGCGGTAACTTCTACGGCTGAGCACGTTGCCGACATTCACACCGATCTTGCCGTGCTGCGGGACAGGGGGAGAAAATGAAACGCTCTAACGAATACATGCCCCGAATCCTGAAGCATGAAGGCGGGTTTGTGAACCATCCGCGCGATGGATCGCTGGAACCCGTAACAAAGCAAGTGGTGGTGGAATGAAAGACAACTTCGACAAGTGCCTATCTATCACCCTCCGCCACGAAGGCGGCTGGGCAGATGATCCGAGAGACCCGGGCGGCGCCACTATGAAAGGCGTCACTATCGGCACCTATGCGCAGTTCAAGGGCCGCAAGGTCACGAAGGACGAACTCCGCAACATCAGCGATGCCGACCTCCGCACGATTTACCGCCGCAACTATTGGGACAAATGCCGCTGCGACGATCTGCCTGCCGGGCTTGATCTTGTGGCGTTTGACGGCGCGGTCAACTCAGGGCCTGCACGGGGCGCGCGGTGGGTGCAGCAAGGGCTAGGCGTGGCGGCTGATGGCAAGATCGGGCCTGCGACGATTGCGGCGGCGAAGGCTGTGCCAGCCTCTTCAGCGATTGCAGCGTCCTGCGATGCCCGCCTTGATTTCTTGCACAGGCTGAAAACATGGCCGACATTCGGCAAGGGCTGGCAACGCCGCGTTGACGATATTCGGCGTCAAGCTGTTGCGATGGTAACATCAACCCCCGTTGCCGTCAGCCCGGCGCCCGATCCTGTCGTCAAGCCCGCCGCGTCAGGGTTCTGGGCTTGGCTGGCATCCCTGTTCACCCGCCGCTAGGAGGTCTCCGCATGTGGAGCAAG